CTGGTGGAGCGAGACCTCAGAAATGGAGATCATTGATGACGAATACGTTTGCCATGATTGCTTGGCGCAATGATCGACGCTCCTGTTTGGGGGCTGGTGTCAAAACAGGTTGACGGCAAGATGCCGGGGCGGTAATTTATATGCAGCACGGCCCCTCTTGCGTACTGCGTACTGAGGGGTTTTTTGTGCTAGTATGGACGCAATAGAAACCAGAGGAGATGACTATGCCAATTCCGCAAACGGTCGATGAGAGCGGCCATATCACCTATCACCTAAATGCTGAGCAAATTGCCGCATTTGATAAGATTGTTAGTCAGCCCGCTGCTGAGTGTGAGTCGTTTGCCGAGCTGCTAAACAAGACGCCTATTTGGGCGCGCAATGCTGACGAAGATTGGGGCGTTTACGAAGAAGATCGCGGCTTACTCAAGATTGACGAAAACGATGGGTTTTGATTATGGCTAGGCCAACCAAGATGACAGAGGAGTTAAAAGCGGCCTGCCTCGCTTACGTGCAGGATTATGAGATGCACGGGCACGCAGTGCCATCGGTCGCAGGCATGGCGGTTGTGGTAGGTGTGGCACGCGGCACCCTGCATCGATGGGCGTCTGAAAATACTGAGTTTAGTGACATATTAGACGCTGTTAACGAAATGCAAGAGTTTAAAGCCATGAACGGCGGACTTACCAACACGTTTAATGCGCAGATTGTTAAGCTGCTGCTTGGAAAGCATGGGTATCACGATAAGATTGACAGCGACCACACTACTGCTGGCAAACCAATACAATCCACCCAAGACGCCGTGCTTAAGGCGCTGGAAGCAAAGTACCGGGAATGACTAGCAAAGGGAACTATTACAGGGTACAATTAAGCCACTGCACAGGTGGCTTTTTTTATGAAAAAAACATACGAAGTCTATGTAATAACGAACAGCAAGAACGGCAAGAAATATGTCGGAGTGACAACTCGCGGCTACCAAAACAGGTTTGCAAATCACTTATGGCATTCTCGCAAAAATAGCGGCAATTGCTCGGCCCTTTATTCTGCCATCCGCAAGCATGGTGCTAACTGCTTTTCGGTTGAGCTAGTTGAGCAATGTTCAAGCTTCGAGGAAATGAACTCGAGAGAGCGCTATTGGATAAAGTCATTTAATACTATGTCGCCATCTGGATACAATCTGACAGACGGTGGAGACGCTGGCGTATTCGTTGAATCGACAAGGATGAAGATGTCTCAAAGACTGAAAGGGTTGCCCATGTCTGAAAAAAACAAAGAGGGACTGAGGAACGCATGGTCAAACCCTGAGGTTCGTGCTAGTCGAATTGAAAAAATAAAAGAAGCAATGGCAAGGCCGGAGGTAAGAGAGGCTACTGGTGCAAGGCAGCGAGGAGTTAAAAAAACGCCGGAGCACGTCGCGTCTCTTAGAAAGGCAAGGGCTAGGAAGGTAACCTGCGTAGACACAGGTGAGCAGTTTGAAGCAATAGCAGACGCTGTACAGTGGGTTAGGTCGCAAGGCAAATACCCGAAAGCTAACCATTCAAAAATAATCCGGGCAACAAAAAGAGAAGATTACACAGCATACGGATACAGGTGGAAGCTGTCATGTTGAGCGCTGATGATATTGCAGAATGCAGGTCTGACCTTTTGGCATACACTAAGGTTATGTTTAAAGCCAGGAAGGGGGCAAATTTAAAGCATAATTGGCACCAAGATGCTATATGCTCAGCATTGGAGAAGGTTGTTATTGGAAAGACCAAGCGGTTAATAATCAATATACCGCCAAGGTCTGGAAAGACAGAGTTAGCCGTCATTAATTTTATAGCTTGGTGTATGGGGAATTTTCCTGATAGCGAATTTATTCATGCTAGCTATTCAAAAAGGCTGGCAACAAATAACACCTATAATGTTCGTTCAATCATGCAGCACGAAATGCATGCCAATATATTTGGCAGGCCTGCATTTCAAAACGACTCTAATGCGAAAGACGAATTTAGAACTATGGAGGGCGGGGTTGTTTACGCCACTGGTGCGGAAGGGAGCATAACTGGCTTTGGAGCGGGTAAAATGCGCGACCACTTTGGCGGGGCAATCATAATTGACGATCCGCACAAAGCCGGGGAAGGCAATAGTGACACGATGCGCCAAAACGTGCTGGACTGGTTTAGCACAACAATGGAAAGCCGGAAAAACAGCCCGGACACACCTATCATCGTTATCATGCAGCGGCTGCATGAAGAGGATTTATCCGGGTACTTGCTTAACGGCGGTAATGGCGAGCATTGGGAGCACTTGAACATTCCCGCTATCAATGATGCGGATACGTCATTCTGGCCTGAGCAGTTCCCGTTAGAGGACTTGCGCCGCATGGAAAGCTCAGACGCCTATCGCTTCGCAGGGCAATATATGCAGCGCCCGGCACCGATTGGCGGCGGCATATTCAAAGATGCTTGGTGGCAGTATTATCAACGCCTACCGCAAATGGAGTGGCGCGGCATATACGCAGACACGGCTCAAAAGACAAAAGAGCATAACGACTACAGCGTTTTTCAGTGCTGGGGTAAGTCAAAATCCGGCCAAGCGTATCTAATTGATATGATCCGAGGCAAATGGGAAGCCCCTGAGCTGTTAACGCATGCCCGTGCATTCTGGAATAAGCACAATGCAGTTCGTGATGCTGGCTTTTTACGGTCAATGAAGGTTGAGGACAAGGTTTCAGGCACCGGGCTAATACAAACGCTAAAACGCGAAGGCGTGCCAGTGGTGGATATACAGCGAGACCGCGACAAAATTACCAGGGCGATGGATGCGGCCCCGTTGGTGCAGTCCGGAAATGTGTACTTGCCGCAAGATGCCCCGTGGCTGTCTGAGCTTTTGGCAGAAACCAGCTCCTTCCCCAATGCCAAGCACGATGACACGGTTGACCCAATGATGGATGCGCTGTCAGATATGTTAGGCGGCAACGTGAGCGGCCCTGCTGTATTGCTCAAGAAACGTCGTTAGGTAAAACCTATCACCACCACGCCACACCATTAGAAATTACAATTAGCCACCCTGCCATCGGTGGTTTATTGTTTGGGGTGTCAGTAAACAACAGGAGCAAACAACCATGACAAACCTAATCACACGCACCAACGGCGACCCGTTCGCCACCGAAGGCAACGCCAAGTGCGCACGCACGTGGAAGGGGCTGACGCATACGCACGAGGTTATTCAGCATGGCGGCGGGTGGGTGCTGCGTGAGAAGCAGAGTGGTGCGGAGCAGGATGGCTCGGCGGTAACATTACAGCCAGGCGATTACATCGCTACCGAAGGGCTTAGCGAAGATGACTATCACGCCGTGGCAGAAGCGTTTATGGCGGCGGGGGCGGGGAAGGGGGAGTATCCGTCGGATGGACAGTTTTATCCTTATTTTGGATGGCGCGAGAAAATCGATAATCTGTACCATGGATATAACGGTTCAGGATGGGGAGAGCGCCAACTCACCCTATCCCAAATCCTGAGCGCGACGAATGCGGTTGGTGATGAGCCGCAGATGACTAGCAAACAATGGGTGCCGGAGGTGGGGGATCGTGAGGAAGTCGCAGAGGAAGGATATTTGCCAATTCCAAGCCCCAAACAGTGCGCCGAAGATTTGCGCGATGATGGTTTTCACCCGCAAGCGACTTGCGTAGAGCGCATGATGGAAGCTTTGGAATGGATAGCACGCAATGCCTGTCAGTCATCGCGCCTTGAATGTCAGAAGCGCGCTTCTGCTGCATTAGCCACCGAAGAAGACCGCGCGGTTGAGGAGATGGTTAGCCATGTGCAGGCGTCTGATAATTTCCATAGCTTTTCCAAGCGACTGTACCAGCAAGGCTACCGCAAACAACCACAGCCAGCAGACGATGATTGTGTTAAGTGGCCAGAAAATATTGAGTGGGGGCGGCCAGCTGACGATATGACTGACCCGGCGAATTGGCGGGCGGGGGATGTTATTCAATTTATTTCGCATGGAGGATGCTTTACGCATGGTGAGGAGTACATTGTTCGTGATCCGAGAGACCCTGATGATGATGATTTTGATTTAATTGATGACGATGGCGATGTACGTGCTTGGGATTTTGCCCCCGCTGGTGAAAACTTCCGCTTCGTCCGCCGCCCATAACACCACAGCGCGATAAATACCAAGCCGCTCAAAAGGGCGGCATTGAGGAGAAAGAAATGAGCTACTCAAAGCGCGTAAAGCTAGTGTTAGAAAGGCTTTCTAAAATTGCAGGCGACGAAGACGAAGCCGAATCAATTGCTGGCCCGTTAGACATGATGCTTGATGATCTTCACGAGGAAGACTTTTTTGGCACGGAAGGCCAATGCGACCCCAGGGGGGATTTTAGAGAAGAGGTGTGGAGCATTGACCGAGTTCAAGGCGTAGACGACTAAGTCAAGCCTAGGTGCTACAATAAGCCCCAAGACATCACCTCTTCGGGGCTTTTTTATGGCACAGCAAGACAAAGAAACACGGCTAACGATGGCCGTTAATCAGTACATGAGTGAGCGTCGGTTGGCGTCGATG